CTCTTGCTCATGGCAGCAACTCCACGGTGACCTGCTGGATTCCGCGACCTAGCGGTACGCCGAGCGACTGAAACACTTGCGGCGATAGGTCGATGATCTTATCGTCCGAAGGATCACTCGTGGTTCCCGAGTAGCAGCCGCAGGTGTCCGTGATGTAGACGGTGACGGCAATGCCAGTCTTAGCGTTCGTGATCTTGGCAAGCACTGGAGTCTTGCGCCAGTAGCGGTGCCCCGGCTTCATGGCTTCAATCATCCTGCGCAGTTCTTGCCCAGCGGCGGCGTACTGTAGCGTCCCCTTGAACCACTTAGTCGTTCGCGTGTACCACGCACCGTTCTTCTTGGCGTCGTACCACGAAGCAACCCCGCTCAGTTCAATCTTCTTCGGCGCTGGGGGCACGGGCGGCTGATCCGCCAATACGATCGGAAGGGGTGGCAGCGGCGCCGACGCGGGCTGCGGGTTGCTGAACGGCGCGAATACTAGCGCCAGTGCCAGTGCGATCTTCATGACTTCTCCTCCCGCTGCTGTAGCAGCTGCACTAGTGTCTCCCAGTGGATGACGACCATCCGACGGGCCTTGATGCCAGAGCCGGGGGCGTCTTCCACCACCAGCGCGGCGACTTCGTCAGCCTTCGGCGTCAACTCGTTGAGCCACTTATCGAATCGCTCCGAGTAGGCGCCGCCCTTCTTGGCGCTGACGATCAGTCCAAGTGCGCGCACGTCCGTCTTCCCGCCGTACTGCCCGACGCGCTCGCCAGCCAGCCCAGCCTCAGTGAGTTCAGCAGCCAGTCGGCGCTCCAGACTGTTGCCACGCTGGCGGTTGTTCTTCCCCATGCGGCTGCGTGCTGCGTTCTTCAGGTCAATGTCAAGGTCACTCATGCGGCTCATCGTAGCGCCTGCCCCAGCCCGACGATCGTCAGCAGGCTGATGGTGAACCACGCGATCACGATGCCTGAGCTGGCGCGGTGATTCGTGACGCCGATCCAACCCATGGCAAGGGCGATCAGTGTGTGCACCACCATCAGCGTGACAATCAGCGCGTCGATCACTTGACGCAGCCCTTGTGACGCCAGTGCAGGCGCACGTTGCCCTTGGCGCCGTTGAAGGTGATGACCTTCACCCGGCTCGCTGGGAAGACGGGCTTCTTCGGATCAGCGACGCTGATCACCTTGCCGCACTCTGTGCAGTCAGTCTCAGTCCAACGTGGGGGCAACGATGGCCCGCCGCGCTTCGCCTTTACTCCTGCCATGTCTGACCATCCCGCTGGAGCATTGCGCCCAGCTTCACCATCATGGCGCTCATTGCATTGCTCAGAGTGTCGGCTTCAACGGTCAACGTCTGACCGTCATGATCCTCACACTGCAGGGTGACCTTGCGCGTCTCCGTGTCGATGCTGCAGTTGGCGTATCGGAAGCCGACCATCTCCGCCATGGTTTCCAGTTCGCTCAGTTCGCTCATGCTTCAACCTCCAAGTGTGCCGCTTCTAGGACGGCTGCGATGCACTCTGACGGACTGAGGGCTTCCGTGTCAAGAACTAACTCGGCTTCCATGTCGCCAGCCTGTCGCTCCGTCACGTCATGCTGCCACGGCTGAAGGTCGCCCACCGGGGGGCGCACCAGCCGCACGAAGAGCGTGTCGGGGTACCACGCGCGGATGAAGGCCCGCTCAGCGTCAAGCCTGACGTCGTCCACCACGAAGGTGATCGGGTCAAGGGTGCCGTCATCAGCGCCACGCTTCGTCCGAAGAAGCCACACGCGCATCCAGAAGAGCGAGTCCATCTCACGAAGAGCAGCCCCGATCTCCTGCAGCAGCTCACGCCCAGTCACCAGCCGAGAGAGTCCCAGAGTCTGCTGGGGGTACTTCATAGCCTTATCGAACTTGCCATACGCCATGACGGCAATCTCACGGATAGGCGCTGCGATGCTGGTGACCTCAAAGCCGTGATGCTCTGAGAGCATCTGGCTCAGGGTCGTCTTCCCAGTGCCTGCTTTGCCAATGAACGCCACGCTTCTCATCCGACAATCCTCCTCAAGATTTCTCCCGCCTGTAAGGGGGTAGGGGGTTTCTCTCTCTCTCTCTTCTCTTCTCTCTCTCTATGCTGTTTGGATTCCGTTATCCCACCCGATTCTGAACGGCGCCGAGCCACGAACGCAGCCTGACGTCGGGTCGATGTCGGGTCAACCTGATAGCGATCCCACCCCGTAATGGCAACGACCCCAGCCTGATCTACCCCAAGAAGGCCCTTCGCAATGAGCCCGCTGATCGCCTTGCCGAAGCGGTTGCCGATGCACGCCTTCAGGTGCTCCCGGCTCTTGAAGATGCCGCCGCTGCGCAGCTGCTTGGCTTCAGCGATCGCCGTGACGAACGCCCTGAACTCCGTGTCCGTGAGCAGTGCGATCTTGTCGTCCTTGTGGGCGTTAGCGTCCCACTTGATCCAGAGTCCCATGTGATCCTCCAGTGATGGCGGGGGCGAGCCGTCCAGAGCCCGCCCCCATGTAATGACCTAGAACGGCAAGTCTTCGAGCTTCTCCTCAGTGCGCACGGGCTCGCCGATCGGCTCCGACTGCTTGACTACCCAGTCCATGCTGGGCTTCTTCTTGCAGAAGGCCCCGTCAGTGCGCCCACTGCACGCCCAGAAGGCTGCATAGGGCTTGCCCGTCGTCTTCGATACGCCGCCGGGCTTCTTCGTCCACGGCTGCCCATGGTCGGGGCAGTTGTCAGCGCCGAACATGTCCATGGCTGCCTTCAGCACCACGGTGTCATGCCCCTGCTGGGCTGGCACTGGAGTCTGAGGGCGGCTCACGGGCTTCAACGCAGGCAGGGCAACGCGCCCCGCTGCGGGCTTCTCGCCGCCGTAAAGGTACCTTGCCACCCCGAAGAGTGACGCGCAGCGCCTGAGGGCGTCTGACGCGGCTTCTTTCAGCGACTCGCCCGAGCCGCCAGTCTCATACCCGAAGTCTTGACGACGGGCAACCGTGCCGTCAGGGAAGCGGCAGGTCAGGATTCCGACGACCGTGTTCGTGTCGCCGACTGGCTCCACGGCGAAGTCCCAGCCATTGACGCCGAGCACCTCATCCAGTCGAGCTGCGACGGTGCGGGCGTCCACCCATGTCAAGTCCTTGCCCCCGGCACCTACGCGGTGACGGATCACCTCAGGTGGGAAGGGTGCCGATAGCGCGGCGAGAATCTCCGAGTGCTTGTTCATGCTGCCTCCTTCTTGGGGAAGAGTCCCCAGTCGTTTAGTTCTTCGATCGGCTTCAGCCATTGTGGCGCCCGACCGTTGCCGAAGTCAGTCTTCGGACTTGCCTTGAGGGCTTCCAACCCTGCAACGTCCAGCCAGCCAACGATGCGCTTGACTGGCCCGTTGCCAGTCACCAGCACGTGCGTCTCGTGACGTCCTTCGTTGCGGACGATGAGCCCGATGCCCGACGTCCACTTCACCTCCACTCCGCCGAGCCACGGCACCTCCACGTCGGGCTCGTTCAGGTAGGTGTCGATGTTTGCCGACCATGGCAATCCGAGAGCGATGCATACTGCCAGTTCAGCAGCTGCTCCGTCAATGTGGTTCTGCAGGCTGCGGTCAGGTGACTGACCTGCTCGCCCCTGCTGCCCCTTCGCCTTGCTGGATTCGTCACGCGCGGTGCCGACCTGCTTGGCGTGTGCCCACTCGTACGGGTCAAGGATGATTGTCTGCTCAGTCATGAAGCCCTCCGTCGTTGATGATGAAGCGCCGCGAGCCGGGCTTCACGTCCGTGTAGGTGGTGATGACAGACTGCAGGGCACCTGATGCCTGCGCGACCATCTTCCAGTCCGTGACTTCGGACGGGCGTGCCTGTTTCCAGTACACCGTCCAGCCGTTGCCAGCCAGCCCCGCCTTCTCGCCGATCGCCTCCTTGATGATGATCTCGAGCGAGCCCTTCTTCTGCTCCAAGAAGTGCAGCTCCGTATTCACCTCACGCAGTTGCGCGTAGACGCGCTCCAAGTCAGGCGTGGCTTCCACGAACTCCTGCGAGCCCTGCGGCGTGGCAATGGCGAAGGCTTGGGCGTCTAGTGCCTCCAACTGCGGCGGCGTCTTGGAGTCCACGGCTGCCAAGAAGAGCAGCGCCGCGCGCTGAATCTCATCCCAGAGCACGGGGTCAAACTGCACGCGCTCGATCTTGAACACCAGCCCGCCGAGCAGGGCGACGACGTCGCACCAGTCAGCGCCGACGATGCCCATCTGCACGTGCGTCTGGATGACGACTTCAGGCGGCACGGGCCACATGCTCCAGCGTGGGCTGGCTGACGTCTTCACCTCAACGATGCCCTTGGGCTCGCCGACGATGGTGCGATCCAGCGACGCCATGATCCGGGGCTGCGCCTTCAGTCGGACGATGCCGTTCGACTTGCGCAACTTCACGCCGCGCTCCTGCTCGTAGTACTGCGCCACGGCATCCTCAAGGATCACGCCACGGTTGGCAGCGGCTCCGACCTTCTGCTCTGGCGTTGCGCCAGTCTTCTCAGCCCAGAGCTGGTAGGGCGTCTTGTACGGGCTGACGCCCATCACTGCCGCCATGTCAGACGCTCCCAGCCCCTGACGTCGCAACTCCAGCCACTCAGGGCTGCGCTGCGGTGCCTTGACGAACTCGAACTTCTTGCTCATTGCTTTCCCTCCTTCTTTCGGTCTTGCTTGGCCCATCCTTCGCCCTTGAACTGCACGCTGCTGGCGTTGATCTGCAGCTGCATCCATGCCCCGCACCCGTCGCAGCGTGGCACTACGGGCTGGTATCCCGTCTGCAGTCGCTCCTCAGTGGTGCAGCACGTCCAGCACTCGAACACGTATAGCGGCATTACCAGCGCCCCGTCGGCGTCTTGCGCGGTTTGCGCTGACGTCGCTCTTCGAGTCGGATGCAGTAGGAGCACTCCCCACACACGGGCGCATTGTCAACAAGTGGACGCTCGCACTTGCCACACATGAGCACCCGAACGCAGGGGCGGTGCTTGCCGATCCCGCTGATGTCCCCCGGCTTGCATAGGTCAGCGATCATCAGAACCCCCTCACCAGCGCCACCACAATGATGACGGCGATGCAGACGACGATGGTGACGTCGCTGCGCTTGCGCGCTTCGATGCGCTCCTTCGGCTTGTAGAAGCTGGTGATCGTCTTCGGATCACTCGCGCGGTTGATTCTCACGATGCACCCCCTACGACTAGCACGATGTAGATGCACGCCACGAAGATGACGTACCCGAGAAAGTCCTTGACTGCGTTCATCACTTCACCTCCAGAAGATTCTTGCGCCCCTTCACTGGGACGTAGCACTTGGAGCAGACGGCGATGAGGCCCCCCTGCTCGTTCTTCACCACGCGCAGATACCCGTGGCGCGCTGATACTGGGCAGAGATTCCAAAAGGCGTTGCTCACTTGCCCACCCCCATCACGTCAACGATCAGGTCAGCAGTCGTCATGTCGTCATACTTGGCGCACCAGTACGAACCACGAACGGCTGCCGCTGTCAGGTCATAGTGCGATCGTGCGCGCTCTACGCCCAGCTTCATGATGATCAACTCCCGGGCGTGCTCGCTGGAGTGTGGGTTCAGGAGTGCACCGTCGGCGATGCTCGATAGGATCGCTGCGATCTCCTTGATGGTGCCCTTCGCATTGTGTGCTCGGCTCATTTTTGCCTCCTTGTCAGTCGCCCCGCATGGGGCTGTCTTGCCTGACATGTGAATCCTACACCTAACGGTTTTAGTCCGTCAACCCCCCCTCCAAGGAGTCAAGGGTGCCGTCCTTGGCAGCCTCCACCACCACGCTCACGCACCCCTTGCATACCCCCTGAGAGAGCACCCAGTCCACCCCGTGGGCGCCCGTGTTCACCACCCGCTCCCCGTAGGCGTACACCTGCCCCAGCTCGCCACACACGGGGCAGGTGCTCACCTCAGTCTCAGGCTTTCGCGGCATCCAGTCTCACCAGATACTCGGCGGTCGGGCCCTCCTTGCCGAAGAAGAGCGCCCACTGCGCGGGCGTGCCAGATGCTGCCAGCCACTCCTGCGCGTAGCGGTTGCTGCTCTCGATGCTGGCGTTGCCCCAGCAGGTGTGAGCGCCGTCGCTCAGCACCAGTCGGCTCGGCGTGTGCCAGTGCCCATAGAAGAGAAAGTCGAACGGCTGCACTGATAGGTTCCAGCCCTGCGCGCGCTTGGCGATCGCGTAGAACGGGAGCCCGAAGGCGCCGCCCTTGAACTGATCACCGTGCACCAGCATGGCAGTCTTCCCACCCGGCAGCTCGAGCATGTCGTACCAGTGACGCCCACCCAGTGTGAGCGACTCCTTCCAGTCAACGCGCTTCTCGCCCTTCAAGTGCTCGGCTGCGATGCGATAGAGAATCGCGTCAGCGTTGCTCTCGTTGGAGTGGTCGCCGTAGCGCCCGAGTCGCCCGTGGTTGCCGATCGCACCACGCACCGTGACCTTCGGAGCGAGTGCTGCCATGGCCCGCACGAACTGCGCGAGCATCCCAGCACCCTCAAAGATTTGGACGTACAAGCCGCCACGCTCTACTTCGTAGGCTTGGCTCGGGAAGATGTTGCCGTCGGACTCAACGAAGTCGCCGAGCAGCACCACGGCGATCTCCTTGACGGGAGTGCCGTGCAGTTCCACCAGCCGCTGAATCTTCTTCGCCAGCAGTTCGATGCGAGCCTTCGCCACTTCGATGCTGTACGTCTCCGAGTACTTGCCAAGTTGCCAGTCGCCAACAAGGCACACCAGCGTCTCGGCTTCGCCCTTCTTGCCTGACGCCTTCGGCTTCGGCACGGGCGGGATGGTGATGCTCAGCGCGGCATCCTTCGCCGCCTGATAGACGGCAGCCACTAACTCCTCACGGGCAGCGTCACGCTTCGCCAGTTGGCGGAGTGCACGCTTGTGGGCTTCAGTGACTTCTTGGAGTCGCTGCTCCATCTGCAACTCGTCGCTCATGAGTTGCACGCGCACTCGCCCCGGCGGTGCCTTCCGATTGTCCAGAAGCTGACGGTGAAGCCGCGCTTCTCAAGCCATGCGGTGAGCGCCTTGGCGGTGATCGCTGGATCAGCCAGCCCTGCGTGCAGCGTCTCCCAGTCCTTGCCCTCAAGGTGCACGGTCGTCATCCCGCAAGGTGGCCCCTTGCGCGGCTTGCTCAGCGCCCTGAGCTCTTCGAGTCCGTCCATGTGAACACCTCCAACTGCTTGCGGCACCTGCAAGGGTGCCTGCTCGCAGCCTACACCAGCACTTATGTCAGGTGTATGGCGGGGTGTGTGGCTAGTTTTTCTCCTTGATGCCGAAGGCGGTGTTCTTCGGGTCGAGATACTTCACCAGCACCTGCAGCCCCGACGCCAAGCCAGCCGATACCACGGTGCGGAAGTCGCCGCCGTTGATGTCGAGCAGCGGGATGCCGAGCCCGAGCGCCACGGAGATGCTCACCGTGACGAAGGTTCGGACGAACTCAATGAGGGCTTCGTCGATGCCCGTGTTGTCTTTGATGTACTGCAAGAACGTCATCATCTTGGCTGGTGCTCCTTTGACCTTGGCAGCCGCAGCCGCTGCACCACTCGCAGCGTTGAACGCCCTCCCAGCCACTGCTCCGAAGTCTACCTTGCCGAGAGCCTCAAGCTGCGCATCCACGGCGCTGACCTTCTTCTCGACTGGAGTGGTGGACGCGGCGGGGAGTTGCACCCCGCGTGCTGGCTCAGGTGCCACTTCTGGCGCCGCTGCCACTGCTACGCGCGCCCCTGCGTTGACTGGTGCTGCAACTGGCTCGGGCACTGCGACGGGTGCAGGAGCCGGGGCTGCTGCCTTCTTCGGGTAGGTGACGATCAGCAAGCACTTGTAGTCAACGCCAGCCTTCTTCGCCTTGAACTTGCTGTTGGCAATCTGGCGCAGTTGCTCCTCAGTGACTGGCACGCCGTACTTCTCAGCGGCAACCTTCTCATCACGGGTTGGGCACGCCCACTGCCAGCCGTTGTCATACCCTGCCGACGTCATGTGCCCGTAGCCTGCCTTGATCTTCTCGGGTGCGTGCTTGCTC